ACTGCAGTAACCTTGCCTGAGGTGACCGAAGCGTTAGCAGTAGCGCTTGATCCGCCGTTTGTGGCGGTAAGAGTTACTGTAGCGTTGGCTGTGTAGCCAGTTCCTGCGTAAGTAACAATACCACGAGCCACTTTACCAGAGACCCCGGCCTCGGCTGCGTCTACGCCGAACTGACCGACTGCCATTCCGGTCACGTACGAGCTAACCGTGGTGTTGCCGTAGAAAGCAGCCTGAGTTGTGCTGTTAGCCGGTTGGTTGTATCCTGCGACCGCCCAGAGAACGGAGTTCGCTGCGCTGTCGTCTTTCTTCCATTGAGACATTATTGTGCTCCTCGTTTCTTATTTTTATTTATCGGTACCAATTATCTCTTGGATTCTTGCCAGCTCCTCGTCAGAGAAGTGCACTTCTTCATTAGTCTTCTTTTTCTTCTTCTCATCGTCTCTAGACGCCCATACAGCCTTGCGCTGGGCGTCGCTTACGTAGCCTTCCTTCATCTTTCTCTTTCTGAGCTTAGCGAAGTCTGACTTCTCAATCTTTCCGTCCTTGTCTGCGTCGATCTTGTGCTGGTTGCCTTTGAGCTCCTCGTCGATCTCTGCTTCTTCCTTGACGTTGGCCTTATGAGAGCCAGCGATCTCTTTCTCTCTCTTACGAAGGTTAGCCTCGTGAGAGTTCTTCTTTACGTCAACCTTGAGAGCCTTAGCGGTCTCGATCAGTGACTTAGGCAGGTCGTTTATCATTGTTCTTCTCCCTTACCAGGCTTTGCAGGACCAGTAGCGCGCCTTATGCCTAGGTCCGGGTGAGTCGCAGTTGTGTCTAGCCCTGAAGCTCTTTCTTCGGGCAGGTATGTTCTTCTTGATTCTCATGTTAGGGTCGCCGAAGTTTACCTTCACGACGTTACCCTTATCATTCTGTACGTAGACAGCTCTCTTCTTAGGACCGTCAGGAGTCATGAACGGCTTGCCGAGGGTCACTTTGCGACCTTGATATTCGGCTTCCTCTAGCGGCTCACCCCAGTCCTCGTACAGCTCCTGACCAGTGACCTCGAACTCTTCCTCGATGATTCCTTCATCGTCGAACGAGCATCCCTCGTCGATGAACTCGCCGAACGTGAGACGCGACTCATAGGCTATTCCTTTGCGAGTGTGCTTCATCTCGCCACCGTACTTCTTAGTCATGACCTTGTTGAGCTTCTGACTTCCTACAGGGATCTCATCTGGCACGCCGGACGACGGCTTGTCAAACTTGTCTACGTCACTGTCGACGTCGCGATCGACGTTTGTAACCGCGTGCTTGACACCAGGATCCACCTGCAGGGGATGGACCCCTGGGTGGTTCTTGATCATCGTGCTGAGAGGGTGCCTAGGCACGTCCTCCTTGATGAGATCCTTGAAAGACTTCATTTCTTCTTTGACCTAGCCTTAGTCCTGTCTACAGCCTTAGTGGTGACTCTCTTAGCACGCGTCTTGACCTTCTCGGCTGCGACGACGACGTCCTTGACGTCTACCGATCCATCCTTATTAAGATCTGCAGCCTTCCGTGCGTCGTCAAGCGGGTCGGAGCCGACTACTACCTTATAGGTAAAGTAGCAAGCCGCGGCTAAAATAATTAATCCAACTACGTATTCCATTTCTTATCTCCTCACTTAGATGCTTCAAAGTCGGCCTTAGTCGGACGACCTTTCTCGCCAGGCTTGCGCATGCGCTCACCCGAACCTCTCTTGATCCTCTCGCGCTTGGCGTGGATATTAGCCCAGAGACCCTCGCTCTTCTCACTGAGAACTTCGTCGACGAGCTCCTCTACGTTCATCTCGACTAGCTCCTCCTCTGAGAAGAAGCCTCCCTTGAGAAGAAACTCGTTGAACTCCTCCTTCATCGAGTCGGCGTTGAAGAACTCTAGATACTTCTTGTTGTTGACGTCCTTGACTACGGTCTTCTTGGTCTTCGAGTTGACCTCGGCGTCTTTCTTCTCTACCTGCTCGGCGAAAGGGTTGACTACTCCGCCGTGTCTAGCAGGATGAACGCCAGAGAGTCTCATCTTCTCTCTCTTGCGAACTATCGGCTGAAGCCTGGTAGCTATCCTGACGATGGCGTTCTTCCTCTTGGCGATGATGTCCTCGATCCTTGCCTTCTCGGGAGAAGAGAGACTAGCGACGTCTCTCCCTCTAGACAGTCGAGCCTTCATCCTTCCGATAGCCTCGCGGCGAGACCTCTTCATGATGGTCTTGGAAGTCGACGACCTAGAAAGCGCCCTGCGACGGGCAGCAGTGATCTTAGCCGAGTACTTCTTGAACACCTGAGCGCGCCTTCTACGCTGGGCGTAGTCCAAGCCCTCCTCGAGGTCGTCTATATCTGTGTTGACGTCTTCCATCATCAGTCCTTTTCTTACTTTCTTCATGACTGCCGCCGCGCTCGACTTGAGCTTGTCCGGAAGGCCTGACTTGAAACCGTTTAAGTCTTGAGCGGCTGCTAGAGCCCTCATCTTTGAGGCTGACATGCCGCTGACGTCGTCTGCGTCCGGATCTCTCTCACCGGCTGAGACGACCTCTAGCTTCTTAACGTTGAACTCTTTACCGTTGTATTTATTTAAGAACGACTTGAACTCGAGAACTCTGTCAGATCCCACCACGACGGTAACCTCGTCGTACCCTCTGAGGCTCTTCATGACATCGATAATGTTCTTGTGTGGCGATACCTTTATAACAGAACCGAAAGCTTTCTTAGCGTACCCAACCTTAGTCTGGTAGTCGAGAGGGTTCTTCTTTGAGTCATGGGAGTGAGTGAGGTATACCGCAGCCTCTGCACCCATGGACCTAGCGACTAATTTGATCTTGTTAACCAGCAGCTCGTGACCCGTAGTTATCGGGTTCATCCTTCCCCATCCGATGACTATCTTCTTCATCTTGAGATCTCTTCCCAGTCCATTGAGCCGAAGACCGACGCGGTATTAGTTCTGCATGTTACTGCTAGAGTCAGAGTAGACGGCGTAGACGTCAGACTGTTTCTCTCTAGCTGAAACTTAAAGAGAGCTTCCTTTAGAATGTCGACTACCGGAGACCCCTGGTTAGAGGAGTTGAGGTAACCGCTGGCTAGAACTCTTCCACCGGTGATGGCTGATCCGGAGAGAGTGTACTCAACTGCAGAGTTGGTACCTGCATCGGTCCAACTAGCAGTAGTAACAGACGCGTCAGCTATTACCTGCCAATTGTAGTCGTAGTCGTTTCCTTTAGCCAGTAGCGATATCGCCGTGAGGATGACTATGGCGTCGAGGCGTGTCGACTTAAGCCTGAGAGACACCACTGGGTAATATGTTCCTGCAGTAGTCAGAGTGTAAGGAGTGGTTATAGGAGTTCCAACTGCCTGCTGCTGTCCCCTCAGCTCATACCCGCCTTCAGAGATCACCGACGAGCACACCTGCTTCAAGGTGCTATTGGAACCGGTAGTACCCGTGTTCTTGATCTCTAGCCTGAGGGGTAGACTCGCCGTGGTCATATAGGTAGAGTTTATTAGGTTAGCGTGATGAAACGAGTGGCAGTGAATCAGCTTCCCGTCGATGACGAACCCGCACCTCACAGTTCCTAGCCCAAGCCACTCGATGTCAATGAACTGAATCTGCGCCTTGCTCAGGTCTAGAGTCTTCTGCGACGGGCTCGACGGGACCGCGCCGAGAAGGGTGTCGATGTTCCAGTTCGCTTGAGCGACACGTGTCTCAGACAGAGAGTTTCCAGAGTAAGACCTCTCTACGAAGTATACGTTAGTTCCATCTTGCTCTAAGAAGATTCCGTTCTGAGCTCCGAAGTAGCCGGCCCTCTGTCTGAGGTTCGGCTTAGCGGTGTTAAAGACGAAGGTGTTCAGTATCTGCAGGGACTTACCGGGCTGGTATGAGAATACCTTAGTCGTCTCTCTCACAACTTCCGCGTTGGCTGTAGTGTCGACGTTGAGGGAGACTAACCCAGAGTTTGCGCTGTGGCTGTAGGTAGTCGTGGCAGTGTTCGAGGTAGCCCACAGGCCGTTGTCTCTGTAACGGTGCGACGAGTCGAACAGTGTCAGAGGAGTCGACACCCTAGCCCTACCGAAGGCGTCGACCGCCATCCCCGAGGGGTTAGCTGGTCCGACCATGTTGCCGTACTCATCGGCGAGCATCATCACCTCAAAGATGGTCTTGCCGTCTCCTAGGTACTGATGGGTGTCTTTTCTAAACTGTGCCATTCTATCTCTGCCATCCCTTCAGGACTTCTGGACTAAAGTTCGCGTAACTGAACTCGTACCTGTCGACCAGCTTGACCGCATTCTTGTTGAGGTGGTCTGACACCACGAAGCCCTCGTGACCTGTCTTCTTAAACCCGGCGCTGGTACTTAAGTAGGTATTTATGTTCTTCACTGCGTTAAGCTTCTTGACGAAGGCGTGCTTGGCGTCGACTATGACGTTCATCAGCTTGAACACCTTGACTAGCTCTGACTTTGGAGTGTTCGACAGGTATCCTAAGATGGCGTTCTTCTTTGACTCGATGCTGGCCTTACCGGACTCCGACTTCCTCTTCTCGGCCTCTTTTGCGAACTTAGATGAGATGAAGTCTACCAGCCCGTCGACGTGGGCCGACAGGTCTGCAACTTTCTCGCCGGCCCTAACCTTGGAGTTGTTGTAGGTCTTGACGAGGATCAGGAGCTCCTCGTTGTTTGAGATGGAGTTAAGGGTCTTAGGCTCGATAGACGAAAGAAGGCTCTCGGCCTCCGACATGATGGAGTCTACCGCGTCGGTCTCTCCGGCAGTCATCGTGGTAGTGCCGGACACGTCCCTGTAGATAGCGTCGGTGAACCATACGTCCTTCGACGGCTTGAGCTTCAGCGATAAAGCCTTGTTGTACGTGGCCTTCATCGACGAGAAGTCCTTGCCGCTGTATGAGGTGTGCCAGACTATACCTATCTTCGCTGCCCTGATCTGTTTCGCGGTGACCGAGTCAATCGGTACCGCGTATATGATGGTGTTCGGGTGGAACGTTAGGAACTTCTCCCCGCCGATCGTCTGGACCTTGAGGTCTTTCTTAGAGAACAGGAAGTCACCTTGGATGACTCCCTTGATCCCAAGCTTAGGAAGGTATCTGAGGGCATCCTTGAGCTTCGCGGCTAGGTCACCCTCAGTGTCGGCGTCGATCTCAGCTGCAGTCTTGTAGACCTTGGGATTCTTGTTGAAGATGCCTTTCTTGGCGACGAAGAACTTTCCGTCGGTGGGATCGACGCCGGCGAAGACCGCTGGTGCACCGTCCCACTTGACTGACAGGTTGACCTTGTTCTTTGTCCTTCCCTCGAGAGTGTCTCTCAGGTTCTTCAAGAAGTCGATAGCCTGACGAGCGCCGTCGTAGCCAGCGTTGAGGACGTTGTCCTCAAGGTGCTCCATGTGAGTGTTCTTTTCCTCGGCTATGAATCCCTTTAGACTTCTCATCTCTTCCCGCCGTACAGCATGTTACCTGACTCTATGTAGAACTTTCTCTCGACCGAGCCCGACGAGCTCGTCCTGACCTTCAGACGTATCGAGAACAGCACGCTCTTCGGGTCCGTCACTGCGACGATCCTGAGGTACTGGCCGGTCTTTATTGCCTTCACCTTGACGTTCTTCGACACGTGATCGACGTACTCCTTGGTGATCTCCTTGATCTTCTTGTCCTGAATGTCGACAAGGTCAGCTAGGTCAGACCCAAAGATCTCTTTCTTGATGAAGTTGAACGCCTTACTAGTGAAGCTCGGGTCGTTGTTCTTCTTGATCACCTCGTCTTGAATGATGCCGTACATCTCGTTCATGGCCTGGTTGACCGCCGCCTTGGTAGCGTCGTCCCTAGCCGGCTTCTCGAAGATAGGCTTGTACTTCTCGATGAGTCGCGTCGAAGTGACTCCGAACGCCTCGGCC